GGCCCTCCTCGATACCCGTGGTCTTATTTTCGTTTTCATTCATTGGCGTTGTATCTCCTTTCTCCTCATCGGATAGATTTTCATTTTGTGCAGTGTAATTCTGCTGGAGAGCCTGATACTCATAGAGCCGCTCTCGAATCTGTGAAGCAATGTCTTCAACAGAAAAATTGGCGGTAACACAGCTTCCCGTCATAGCTGGCTGAATTTTCGGATCAGTTGTAGACAGAATGCAGCACCCGTCAAAAAGAAAAGACCCCACAGGAACGTCGCCATTCTTATCTGCAGGGCCACAGGTCATATCCGTTAATTCAACGCTGTGATTTTTAGTGCCATCACGGGTGAAAATATCGACTGGGTCATTAAATTTAGTCCAAATCAAACCATCGACACGAAGATATTCTCGCTCAGTGCCATTCCCATCGTCCTTGACAATCCAGCGGGGGTTGCAGGATTCAGGAATAACACCGTAAGCTTGTCCAGCATAAACGTACTTCACATCTTTATCGGTGATTCGAAGCTCGTGTTCGTGTCCCTTGAAGTCCTTTTCTTCTTCGTCAAGTTCGTC